AAACCATCAGTAGGAATGGTTATTTTCTTGATAAAGACCCCTTTTTCAAGAACTTTGATTCTGTTAATTAAATCTTTAAGTATGTCTTCTAGGTTTGTCATATTATTAGCATATCCAATTGGACTGTAACCGAACCTGCAAGGTCAATGTCAACAGTCTTTTTCCTTACCCGGTACTGGGCGTAACTTACGTTTTCTTCGGGAATGTTCACAACTAAAGTATCGCCAACGTCATACAAGGTAAAGTCCGGGTCGTCCCCAGCGTGTTTTAAAGAAATTTGATACAAGGGGAGTTTGTTTAAAGCCAAAAACTTATCACCTTCTGCATTTAAAACACCGGTATCTGCTACGTTCGGGTCGGAAATTACATCTTCTAAAAGCGTGTAAGCGGCAATATCCCCACTTGTGGCTTGTCTGTTGACTGCTGCTATATCATTGTTTACGCCTTGGCCTGTCACAAAAACAGAGTTTGTCAAAGCCAAAACAACCGGAATCTTTAGGGTATCTGCCAAAATATTATTTATATCCAAGACAATCTCCGGACGCACTGAACCTTTAGTCGGATAATAGACGTTAAATTTTTTGGTAAGGTCAATGTCAAAGTCAAAACTACCATCAGTTTGCAAGTTGGAAAGTTTGGCAATTTCTGATTTTAATTCCGAGTTCTTATATGCAACCGTAACTGACAAGCCGGTTGAGTCTGTCACGCCCAGAGTAATACCCAAATCTCCATGAGTTAACGCTTGAGAGGCACTTATTAAAGACCATGGAATTGTAGCAGGGTCAACGGCGGTAAAATCAACTTCGGTAAGGCCGGTTCTTCTTTTTTGCAGAAGGGAAAAATAGTCAATCGCTGCAATTGCCATGGTGTAAGTTCCTTCTGCTGACTTTGAACGGTTATATTCGGAAATGACTCCCCGCCAGACAAGTGCTGAGTTATATTCGATTTGTACCTCTCTTAAAGTGGCGGTGAAAAGGTCTTTGACTGTTGTACCATAACTGTCGGCAACTCCCTTTACTGCAGAATAATCAAGGTGTATGACTGCGCTTGAACCGTTATTAAGTTCAGAAATTGTTTGAATGCTTGTAAACGGCAACTCGAAGACATCGCCAGTTCCTATATCGAGTATAAAAACCTGGACTAAAGGTGTAAGGCTCATATATTCAAAAATGTATCCCTAAAAGTAATTACGCAAGAGCCGCCATCGGTCGTATTGGCGTTTCCTAAAGTGACATTTGATACCCCAACAGGGACAGTCCAAAAATCCCCAGTTACATATTGCCTGCCGACATTTCCGGAAGGTTCAAGCAAAACCGTCCTTAAATAAGTGTCAATAATAATACTGTATGTACCATCCGCCGGACTTTGGGCAAGACTCAAAGTTTTCCCGGAAGTGTTGTTGATGATCGACGGATTTGTGAGTTTGCCTATAAAAGTGAATACTGGGTAGGCTTCGTAATTGCCGTTATTTATAATATTAATATCGGTTGACTTATCAGCCGACATATCCAAAGGAATGCCAAAAGGAATCGCAAACCCACCTCCATTGTAAATTTGGACTGATTGTATTGTTTGGGCGGTGCTTTGCAAAAAGGGATATTCAGCTTCTAAAGTAACCTGCACCATGCAACTTGTCGCATTTTCCACCGAATAGTCGCCGGTTACTTGGACTGCCTTAATGTCAATTTGGACTAGGGATCCGTCTGATTTTGTAACCACCATTGTCTGCACGCCTAGCGAATGCACTAAGCCTAAAATTTGGAAGAAGTTGAACCTCTGGATATTAAGGTCTGCAAAAGTCAAACCGATAATTTCAAAAGTCAAAACAAACTGGTAACTTGAAAATGTAGGAGTAACTAATTTACTGCCTGAAAAGCCCCCTCGTTTTGATCTGCTATAAACGGTGGCAGGAAAAGAGCCGTTATTAAACGACTGTAAAAATATTTGTTCTGATGTTAGCGGGAATCCGCCTAGACTTACGTTTCCAATCATCTTGAATTTCGGATTGCAAAGGCTATTCTATTGCCAAGCAATGCCAAATCTACCTCCTGGTTTACTGTTGCATAAATTGTGATCGGCTGGTTTGAGGTGTTTGTATTAATCTGTTGCGGTACTGCCTGCCTGCCTGAAATCATATCTTTTGATAAGACAAATTCACCTTGATGCAAAAGGGCAATGCCGGTTTGTGATACAAATCCTCCTGTATCAAATTTGGGTATTAAGGGGATTTTGTTATGGTTGCCGGGGATTTTGTCCATAACATTGTTCGCCCCGGAAATAACCCCATTTATAAAGCCAATTATTTCATCAAGAGCCAGTTTTATTGAACTGATAATAAAGTCAATTGCCCCTTTTAGAATATCTTTAATGCCGTCCCAAATGCTCCCAAAACCTTTTTTGATTCCCTCCCATGCCTTTGTCCAGTTGCCGGTAAAAATCCCCATTGCTATACTGATAAAAATTTCTATGACTCCCCATGCTATTTCAATAATTCCTTTCATTATTTCCCAGACTGCCATCAAATAATCTTTCATCGCTCCCCAAGTTGTTTGCCAAAATCCCCAAATGAAGCCGAGAGCAAAATTAAAGATTCCCTTAATAACTTCCCAAAAGGCAATAAAAGTTTCCTGGTTGTCTTTAATCCACTTTGTGATTGCTATCCGTATTCCATCGAGTACTGGCTTTATTTTGTTAAAGACTTCGATAACCTGGCCCCAATGGGAAATTAGAATTGCGACTCCCGCACCAATGGCTCCAAAAATAAGTAAAACCGGCAGCGAAACGGCTATAAAACTCATCATAGCTACAGTAGCAGCTATAATTGAAATTGAGAGAACCCCACCGATAACACCAGCGACAGCAACCAGTGCTTCCTTATGGGTTGCAAAAAACGTAATTACTTCTCCGACAATTTTCCCAAAAGGGCCAAATTGGGTACTTAAATCTTTTACAAAAGCGCTAAGAGGTTTAGCGCCGGTTACTAATTCATTAAAACTTTTTGCCAAAACAACAACCTTATTTACTACCGGTTCAAGTCCTTTGACTAACAAGCCACCAAACGACTCTTTTAAATTATCAATGTTTTCTTTTAGGATATTAAGTTGTCCTCCAAAAGTTTTTCCTGCTGCTTCTGCGCTCCCGCCAAACTCTGTTTGAAGTTCTTTTAAAATCAGTTTTTGCGCCCCCATGAGGTCGCCTGACTTTTGAAGACTTATTATAGTTTCTTTTTGGGAATCATTAAACATAACGCCAACCCGCTTCAACGCCGTCATTCCGTTTATAGGATCGTTTAATGCCTTGCCTAATTGGATTGCAGAACTTTTTGTATCTTGGCCTAAAGCAACCGACATATCTAAAACTGTTCGGGTAGCATCGGGAAAGATCTCTTTGCTAATTTGTGTAAAGGTCAAAAGCAGATTCTCGGCCGACTGTATGGTTTCGTCAGACATCCCAGTAAGGTTCATCATTTTTTGAGCCATATTATTTATTTCGTCAGCAGTTACTCCGGCAGCCCCGCCGGTTGATTTTAAGACTGCCTCTGTTTGAGCCATTACTTTTTGCGATTCTTCAAAGGCGGTAATAGAGGTAAAAGCAACTGCGCCTAGTCCCGCAAGCGCTGCAGCAGAGACAATAGTCGCATTTTTAAAACTACCAGCCAATAAATCAGAAAGCCCGCCAACCTTTTTTCCCATTCCCTCAATTGTAGCGCTGGCTTCGTCTCGGGCTTTTAAAACAACTTCGAGTACCGCATTATTTTCCATAAAATTTGACAATAGCCGTGTAAAATGCTATTAAATGCATTGTACTAATAAATCTGTCCGTTTTTATACGAAAATGAATACAAAGAAAATTATAGTCTTCGGCATTTTAGGACTACTTATATTTATTGGCATTGCAACTGCTATCAGTTCAGCTACTTCAAGTAAACAAACTCCTAGTAATACACCTACGCCAGAATCAACTGCAACCCCTCAAGCAACTGAAACACCTACGCCCACTCCTATACCTCTTACCTTGGAAGAAAAAATGAAGCAGGTAGTCACAAGTAAAATAAGCAATGCGACTATAGAAATTGTTGATGCGGTAGATAATAAGACTTTTGACAAAATACCGGGGAAAAAGGATGTTCTTATTGATTACGAGATGAATGGCACTTTTTGGGATACAAAAGGTGCGAGAGTTGCAAGCTATAAAAATGCGACTGATTTGATGCAGGCAGTGTTTCCTATTGACCCGATTGTAGCGTCAATTTTAGTAACCGCAAAAGTACCCACTAAAGACACCTACGGGAAAAGCAATATAAGCGTATTGACTGCAATTACGCTCTCAAGAGAAACATATAACAAAATAAACTTCACCGATTTTGATTATCATAATATCCCAACAATCGCAGATATTTATAGCGAGAGAAATATAAAATAATTTTATTTATTTCGGTTGGTTTGCCTTCTCCGCAATAGCCTTTTGTTTATGCCACAAGATCGCTTTTTCAATGTAGAAATCGGGTTGCTCTTGAAGTTCGGCGTAAGTTATTCCTAAAAGATTACATAAATATACTTCGTCAAAACCGTCGGGAAGAAAACCTTTACCTTCTTTGTGGAACTTAAAGAGTTGAAGTTCTAAATCTTCTCTTTTTTTTTATCTTCGGGGAGTTGTTTTGAGGCCGTTATCTCATTGACCTTGGCATAAATAGCATCACCGACAGTTTCATCTTCCAAGTTCTGCAATGCTAAAAATGCCTGATCGCCTGTAAAAACTTCGCCTGTCGGATTACGAAGTTCAATAAGCACCATTTTCATTGTCTGGTCTTCTGCATCTTGGATTACTGAACCTTTAACGCTTACATCTTCTTTTTTAGTGTCGGAAGTAATAGACATCTGGTCCAGCATTGTCCTTTTTAACTGTCTGCGCTGTCCGAAGGTGAGAAAGGGTTTTAGGATAGCAGTGTAACCTGCTACTTCAAAAGTAATATTGTCCATATTTTTAATATGTCGCTAAAAGATTGGTGAGCGTAACTGCTAAAAGTTTGCTTGTTACTGTATCGTAAATACCAGCAAATTCAATGCTTAATAAATTGTGGTCGTCGGTTATTTTGGTATCGGCAGTTGTGTAAACTGATTTAGGGATTAAAATATCCAAAGCGTAATGCGCCCCGACTCCAATTGTATCCGTTCCTGTCGCTATTAACTCAATACTCTCATTGGTTTTTGCAAGATAAGCAACCAATCTGTTGAGTGTAGTCGTGTCAAGATACATCTCGATCTTACCGGTTACTTCCGAACCGCCCTTGATCGAATTATAAACCGGGTCGACACTTCCAACCGCATGAACCATCTCAAGACCGTTTTTATAGTTAATTTCAAAATTCTCTACCTCGATAAGCGGAACGCCGCCGATCTTGACTGCAAGTTGGGCATGGTTAAAAGCCGGGACGGTTGTAAACGCCGGGGAAATTTCTGTTGCTGTTGCCAGACCTTTTGCTTGAAGGTCGGTCTGAAATTCAAGCATTTCTCCTGCTTTGCCGATTATCTTAAATCCCGAAGCAATACAACCTGCGTATCGATACACACTTTCACCTTGCGCTTGTTCGATAGTAAGCGATGGTTTTGGTAAAGTTTCAGTAAATACGTGATCGTAAACGATTGTCTCTGACGAGTGAAGATTTGGGGTATCAGTTCCTAATGCAGAAAGTAAGAAGTACCCAATGTAGTCTGCAAAGGAATCCATAGTAAAGGAGCCTTCGTAAGCAACCTTTCCTTTTATCGCATCATAGTTCTTTTGGAGTTGGCCCTTAATTGCTTGGATTTGCTGGATATTTTCTTTGGCTGTTAAACCACCGGTAGGTCTGACCGCAATAGACTTGTCGGGTACAACTGCTGTACCCCAATCCGTTTCTTTTTTGAAGCTAATTTGACTGAGTACGCCTGCGCTCATTTTTTATGTTTTGTTTCTTCAAAATATTCAAACTCCGGGTGGTCAATTGGTATTTTGCTTTCAACTATATCCCCAAACTCTTTGACATTGACTCCCTGCTTTGGCAAATGCTTTGCTTCCGTTCCTAAATACTTATATTTGAACATCCTCTCAATTATAAATGCAATCGGACTTTAGTTTATACATTTTTAAACTAACTCACCGGTATCCCTTTTAATATGGACGCTTGCGGTCACTGTAAGCTCAAGAAAACGTACTGGAACCTGCTTTGCGCCAAAGCGCCAAACCCCGGAAGTCGGTATAGCATATTCGCAAGAACCGTTTAAATCAATGTTGCTTTCAAGAGCAAAAATAACATCATCCGCCACGCTTTCCAGAATATCCTCATAGTCAGAGTCATTTTCTTCGTCTGTCCTGAAATAGATTCTTACAAGGTGATTATATTTACGCTCGTTTGTACCTCCGATCCCAACACTGCAGAATGTCGCCGTATGATCTTTGGCGCTAACACAGGCAGCGGGAAAGTCGGCTGGAGCCTTCTCCTCTTTTGAATAGACTTTCTTGAGGCTTGTTACGCCTTCAAGTATTGTTACTATGGCTGATTTAATAGGTAAATAGCCCGGATTACTCACATTGCCCCCTTTGTAGCCAAATGATTAACGATTGTCTTTAAGGCAAATTGCAAATGGTCAGTAAGTAAGGGTTTAGTTGCTGAAGATGCGTCTTTCATATAAAATTTACCTGTCCCCGGTTCTGTATATTTATGGACAATCCGATTGCCATACCCTCCCATCTCCTGATAATGCGCATATTTAATGTTTGTGCCGACAACTGCTTCAATATCATTGCCGACAACTCTTGCTAAATGACCCGGGGATTGGTCGGTGTGAATTGAAGCCCTAAGACCCCCTTGGTCGTGCGGTGCTTTTTCTCTTGCTTTGGATTCAAGTTCATAAGCAGATTTATTTAAGGCATCTGAAATTGCTTTTTTTGCCACTTCATTAACTCCTGAAATAGCTTGCATTAATTCCTTTGCCCCAATAATTTGGGCTGATAATTGATAATCGTTTGCCATTTAAGTAACCTGCTTTGCTAAGACCCTCACGTATTGTAAAAATTGATTATTAATCACGAATGGTTTGCCGTCAACAATATATTCAAGGCTATCTTGGTTTATTATTTTGTCCCCAGTCTTAATCTCAACCGTCACGTCATAAATAAATATCTCAAAAAGTTGAAAGGCCGGAACTTCACCGGAAGTTTGGATGTCTGTACCTGTAGGTGAAATACAAGCATTGACGTTAATATAAGAGGCTTCTGGATCATAAGATTCCGTATCCCCAGTACGTTTGAAACTATAGATATTAACAATATCGGTTATTGGTAATTTAGGCATTTTAAAGCACCATCCTTTCTCTAAAAATGATCCAACGCTTGCAAAACATAAGGTTCAAGCGCCGATGCAACAAAGTCAGGGATGCCGTTAATTTTATCAGCATTATATTGGGCAATAACTGTACCCGCCTGGACTTTATTAGTCTCTTTTCCCGCATCAGACGATGTTTGAATAAGGCGTGACATCCAAATAACCATTGCCATTTTGACTGGTTTGGGTACATTTTGTGCAGCATCGGAATTGTAGGTTATCTGAATCATTTTAAAACCCAAGGGATTTGCCAAAATAACCGAAGGAAAGGCGGCGACAAGTTTAACAAAACTTCCATAACTAACAACGTAATTCAAATCAACTGGGGAAGTGCCAACAATTACGCTTATAATGCCTTCGGCTAAAGGATAAGTCAAACTGGCAGGAGTTATTGAAATAGGCGGGTGTTGGACAAAGAAACTGTAATTGCCCTGCAGATCGTTTCCTACTTTGGTTAAAGCATCAAACTTTTCTACAATCGGGTTTTCAAAGTTCCAGGTTCGGTTGCAGTATTGGTCAATCATATCCTGCAAAAGAGGGTTGAGTAAGTCAAATTGCGCAATCCCATTATTGGTTAAAGCAACTCCAAGATACTTTTCAACGTCTTCTTGCTCAATATAATAGTAAGGTGTAGGATCGGCCATGCCTTAATTATAGTTATCTCCGGCTTTTTTCTTATACATTCTGCCAGCGTATTGTCCTTGGTTGTCGGCGAGTTCTGCCAAAATTTTCCCTGCATAGTTATAAAGTTGGCCGGAGGATTTATAGGGGTAGTGGGCAAGCCTGATTCTCGCTTTCCCGGTTATAGTTTGTTTTGATATTCTAGTGATTCTGGCCTTA